GCTGGCTGTAGCCATCCCGAACCCGAAGGACGATCCGGAAACTACCGTTCCGCTCGCCCCGTCTACGGTGTAATGGACAATGATCACCTTCGGGGCAAACGACAGACCGCTAATCAGGTTGTTGTAGGTACCTGTTGATGTCGGCCAACTAAACCAGCCTTGGGCGACCTCGATAGACCAAAGAGGCCGCGATGCAAGAAGTAATAACAGACTACTGCTCAGTAATCTCAACATGGACTGTCACCGCCTGCGGATTGCCGCTTAGAGCACTAATCGTTAATGATACAAGCTGTCTTGCAGACAGGCTCGGAGACGTGATTGTGTTTACATCGCAACCTGCTGCACAGCTTGTTTGGCTGTTATCGTCACAGACGAGCCCAGCGCTTAGAATATCGGTGCCACTCGTACCTGGCGCGCTCTCCGACCGCTTGTTCAGATTAATAGTCGCGGTACTACCTGATCCTATAGTGTGACAGGACACTCTGACCACATTGGCGGCCCTGGTAACCTGGAAGTTCAATAGTCCGCTATCTGATGTTGCTGGCTGGAGAATAGCGATCGTCTTCGTAGTAGTTTTCCACGTATGGCTACCGATATAAGTTCTAGGCCCAAGATCCACCTGAGCGATACATGGTACAACGAGCATAGCAAATAGTAAAATCGCTCTCATCTTTCCTCCTAGTTTAGCGTTTGAATCTCACCCTCCCAAAACGCACCTCCGCAGTGTAGGCGAATAAAGTACGTAGTCCCCGGCTGTAACGGAGTCCTGGTTCCAATAGTTACTGATCGTATAATCGAATTGGGTGGTCCATCAACATCTGGCCGAAGATGCTGGGATGCATCTAGATCTGGAATTCTACCTCCTTCGATATCAGCAGTTGTACTAGCTTCGACTACACAGGGAATATGGCGTTGAGGGGCAGTTACTCTGTAGTTGAGAGTGAGTGTAGTTGACGTTCTGGAAAAGTCAACCCCTATGCCTCCGTCTGACAGCTTTGTAATGATGGGTAAAGAATCCCAGTCAGCCCCTATTTGTCTTCCATACATCCCGTTCTTTGAGGCATAGTGAGCTGATCTTACTTTGAGGTTCATGGCAGGATAGTTAACAAACAACTTGCCGTAAACAGGATCTTCGTAGTCGTAGTTGATTGCACAGGATGAAGACGTTGAACACAAATTGTATGTTCCGGCAGGGTAGCCTGATATTGCTGCACCTACGAGAATGTTGCCGTCCCACTTCTCCTTTGTGCAGCCTCCTTCACAAATCTTTCCGCTCACTACTGCTGAGCCAGTTTGACTAGGGGTGAAGCCCTGTAGCATCTGCTGGTCGCCGCGCGGGATCACGTTGTTCGCCATCCTTGTGTCTCCCGCGATCGGAAAATAGTAATCGCTCTGGCATAAAGCTGTCGTTCGATTCTGGCCTCGACAACGGTAATCTCCTTCCCAGATTATGCCGTTTGGAATATTTGCCGTGTCTACTATCGTGTTGTTGGAGAAGTCCACACCATATGGTATCTGCATAAAAAGCACGGCCGTCTTGGACATGTTACAGTCTGCCCCAGCCATGCAGTACTTGTTCCGGTCAATGTCATACATCAGGTTATTTCGGACCCGAATGTTGCCCACTCGATCAAAGCGGGCATTGTTAATCGAAGAGATCTGGAATGCCTGAGGGCCCTTTCGGACAACGTTATACTCGAATGCGATGTTCTGCAAGTACGCACCTTTGCAAATTCCGCTCCAACCAGCGTTTCTATACTCAAAAGGCACGTTTGTCATTGTACCGGCGTTCGTAGTGAGATATACTCGATTAGGGTTTGATAAATCGAAGCTCAGTATACGGTATGTAGTCCCGTTTATCACGATATCTCCGGAGGTACCATCGGAATAACTTCCCCACCATAGATAGGGCAGCGGATCGTTGGACGTTACTACGTCACCGTTGACATCACAAAATCCGGCGTAGTACGGCTTGCAGTCGACCGGTGGTACGCTTCTGTTGGCAACCTTGAAAACGATTAACTGGTACTGGGCCTGCGTCCAGTAGCCCTCGAAGGTGTTGTGGTGGATCTTGAGGTCCTTGGCGTTCTTGAGCTCAAATACATTTTTTGAGCTAGGGGTGCCCGAGAACGGAACCCACTGGATACCGTTGTCATAGGTGGTGAAAGTTTCACCGCTGGTTCCTGAGTTGGTAGCGATGTAATTAGTGCCTCCGTAGGTAACTGTAACGGACTTAAAGTAACGAGTGTTTGGCTGCCATGGTAGATGAGGTACCCGTTCTTTGTGATTGATCAGTACATTGTAAGCTATCTCGCCGGAAACGGTGTTGTACGGTTCTTGGTCTACATCGACGTCCGTACCGCCGTACATAATAATCTCACCCATGTTCTCGGCGAGGTAGTTGTTGAGGATGTTATATTCACCCCAAACAACTCCGATTATCTGAACCTCGGCACCAGGCTTCTTTATAGCACCCTGTAAGTAGCTGTTAATGATGTGAATTCTGGTTCCTCTGCCCCCTATCAAAGCGCCTACAGAAGTCAACCATTGCGAATTTTCTACAATACACCGATCTATCACAATGTCGGACGGATCGTGGGTTTGGGGTGTGCTTGTGTTGTATCCGATTTGAATCAATTGTTGGGCTCCGGCTTGCGCGTCGAACCTGACCCCAATAATCCGAATATACTTGGCCGGAGGGTTATTTGGTGGAAATCTGAGAGCTTGCCCAATATTCGCTTGATTTCTGATTGTAGGCATTACTCCGCGGTAATGCGGAGTAATTCGCGCCCCGGGTTCTGGGAGCCTGTTATCTAAGGTAGTCGTGATAGTAAGCCAGCCGTTTCCTGGTCGGCCTGTTATTTGGTAGTTGCTGCCTGTACCGGTCCAGACCCGGCCTGCCTGAAGCTTGATAGTATCGCCTAGGTGGGCCTCGTTAAGGACTGTTTGGAGCTCGCTCGATTCGGCGGCGGTACAGATTTCTGAGGCACATGTGAGAGTGTAAGTACAAGGCCGCGAAGAACAGCCAGGAGGATCACGATCTATGGCAGCAAATGAGGCTGCCGAAATTAATACTAACAAGAACAACCTGATCATTGGATGCCCTTTATGATATCGTAGTTTCCTGCCCCCGATTGTGTTACGAGAATTATACCAAGAGGAACTGCCGGTTTAGTAGTACCGGCGTCAACACACTTACCTGCTTGAGAAGAACTTACAGTAGCCCAATTACCTGCGGTTACACCGCCCTCAAACTCGCAGGTCATTTTACCGCTAATAGCAATTCTAGCGTTACCGGTAGTGCCACATCCCTGCAGGCATAAACCAATCGTCCTTGGGGCATTAGCTGTTGTGCACTGAGAGGCACGCCCGTCAGAGCCGACACATACCGTGCGATAGAGTGCGGTCCCTGAGGTGTTGTGGTTTTGAAGGTAGATTGATACATACTCCACGTTGACTTTGTTAAGTCCTGTTAGATCATAGGTATCTGATGGATCAAAAGAACCGCCCCCTGTTCCGCAGGCTGCGCTCGCAGGCTCAAGCCTAGTTCCATCAGAAGAAACCTGTACACACCTCCCGGCAATCCAGCTCGAGTTATTTGTGCCTCCTCTAGCCAAGCTAAAAACCCCGGAGGTAATTTTTGAGGCCGGAAGGTTTGGGATATCGGTCTCAACCAGTTGACGGGCCGAGATAGGGCCTGGTTCCGATGCGGGGCTGGCTAGTACTTGACCGGCAGGAACATCCACAAAACAATCACCGCTCGAGCAGGTTCCGACCGTTGTGATATCCCCGTCTCCACCACCACCAGAACCCCCGGATTTAATCAAAACAAGCCTTCCGGCCGTAGCCACAGGCCAGGTGATTGTTACGTCTCCGGTGGTCGTGTTACACGTGTACCCGTCAAACCTCTCGGTGTGGGTGTACGTACTACCACTGACCGTGTAAACCGCCCAGGTCCAGTCGCAGCTCGTACCAAGCCCGTGATCGGACCCGGACCGGGACCATGTAGTACTGCTCTCGAACGTTGAGGCGTCCGTGGTCTTCGGGAGCCTGATGTTCACGTTATCTCCATGGGTCGGATCGTTTGAACCGACAGTAATAAGGACCGAAGAATCGCTCGACCGGAACTTGATAGTATCAGGCCCGGAGGCAGAGGCTGTAGTAGTGCCGTCGGTAATGTTTACGTAAGCGTTTACTGACCCACCACCGGTACCGCACTCGACACCTGTTGAGACGACCCTGCCGGACGAGTCGAACTGGGCACACCCGGCCGCCGGTGGGCTGGAGGAACCGTAGACGAGAACGTCGTTCAATCCTGTGGGAGAGGCTGCCTGAAATCTAGCGAACCCAGAATCGTCCGCGAGACGGGACTGTAAAACAGTCCCGGACCGTTTTAGGCTTGGAAAGCTCGACGTGGTTCCGCCGAAGGAAATTCTAAGGTTTGGTCCGTCAAAGTAAAAGTACCGTGTCGGAGTATTATTGCCGGACTTGCGGGCGAGCGAGATTAATCCTGGTCCCTCGCGCATGAGTTGAGTGATATTCGTGTCGTTGGTAATTCCTTCTGTATCGGACCATCCAAAAATCGACGGGCTGTCGACGATGAATCCGGAAGAGTTCGTCATAAATAAGTTAGCGCTCGCGGACGCACGTATTTTGTCGTTTAAATCTTTCACGTCAATACCGTTCTGACTCACGTGCGTACCGCCGTCGGCAAACACACGAAAGAGCCACTGGTTACCTCTAGATATCTCTAAAAGCGGAGAAGCATAGTAGATATTGCCATCGCTGTAGTAATTTCCTGGCCCGGCCGTAATCCTTAACAGGGTCTCACCGGCCGGTTCGGTCACGAACGTCCAGCGGTCATTGAGGGTGTGCCCGGTAGTGGATGCAAATACTATGTTAACTCCCCACGAAAGGGGTTGTTCAGACCCAGTAATTGGTACTCCGGAGGCAACAAAGGTGTCACAGTTGTTCTCAGACCACTTAAACGTATCTGGATTTCCGATCCCGTCGATCTGAATACAGTAAGTCTGTTGGATTGTTCTATAGTACGCACCACCTGTCGTAAGATCGTTAAGCCCTGTTCCGGAAAAAGTCACAGGACCGATAACTCCCGGCTTGGCGTCCTGGACATTCAAGGTAGAATTTGGGTCGGCGTTCCGGCCAATAGACGCAAGTTCGCCTCTCGATCCTTCACCGAATCTAGAAACAATCTGATCAACCTCTCCGGCACCAATCTGCTTAAACCTAAACGGTTCTTTGTGATCGTTTCCAGTAACAAACTCGAGAGCGCTGTTATCAGATTTCGGTAAATCAAATCCTCTGATTTGCCAATAATCGTCAATACCCATACGACCACGAAGCCGTGACGTTCTAGCTCCAGACGGTAGAGCAATTGTTCCGAGACTATTCTCATAAGCGCCATAAATTCTGGGACCGATAAATAAATCTGTACCGTCCCAAACAAGGTTCGTAGCCTCCGCCAGAGCCCCGCTCGTAGCGATTCGTACAAGAGCGTTTTGATTAACCAAGTTAGACGCCCCTCCAAGGGCCTGTTGTACAGCAATCATCTCGGCGGCCATCTGTTCGTGGTGGTGAGCAAGTATCCTGGCCGCAACGAGAGAACCTGCCTTGTGGGATGTAGCGATCGATCCGTCGAACCCACGACCGCCAGGGCATACATTGAGTGTATTTCCGGAAATGGAGCATATCAGGATGTGCTCGGAATCAATGGTTACTGCAATAGGGGCCACAAATACGGACCCGTTCGCCACTTGTATTGATGTCGAAGTACTCGATATACTTACCTTCAGTTCCGTAACGGCCTGGTTCTTTGCCCTAAGGAGGTCTTGCCAGCCGACAATCTGTGAGGGGTATTTCGGGGCCGGTTGTGCTAGGGCACAAAAGGACAGGAAGAACAAAAAAACAACAGAACGAAACAACATGGCTTTAGCTCGTCCGATAGTTCTTCATTTATATGGTACCTATCACGCAATCGGGCCCCCGATCTCTTCGTTAGGGATCCGTAGGTGAGGCGGGATCTCTAAGTTTCGCCAGGTCTTGCCGCAATACAGACATATCCAGTGGGTGGTGTGCTGGTGATCTCGCTGTGCGGCGATCGCCGGTCCACCGAACGGTTTTGTGTGATTACACGAGGCCTGCATAGCACGCTCTTTAGCTGCAGCCTCCTCCTGGGCTCTCGCTCCAGCGAGACGTGCCTGACGGGCACGTTCTTGCTCGGCCTCCCGCTCGGCCTTCTCGGCCTTAAGGCGCTCAAGGAACAGGGCCATGAGCTCTTGCTGCATGGCGGCCATAGCGGTCGGGCTACTAAGTGCCGCCCGGTCCGGGCTACCGAGTACTTGGGCCATAATGGCGTCTTCGGTACTGGTCGTTGTATCGTTTCTTTTGTTGTCTTTCACTACAATCTTCCTTTCTTCAGTAATTTACCAAGGACGTTCCTTACGTCCTTTACCTGTGGAACCTTTCCACTCGGGGGTATTATCCGGTCCAAAAACACGCTCGACATCCTCGGGAGAAATTAAACGTAGAGCGATCAGGCGTAGTAAGACCGTCCTCCAGCCCCTGACCTCTTCTCGCCATGGGACCGAGACCCTACGGAATCCCGGGAGAGGGACAGAAGGATCGAACTCTACTCCAGTTCTGGTGATCTCGTGCTCCGGCAGGTCCCGTCGGTCAATATGAAACATCGCTCCGGTCGGTGTCTTGCCGATTAACCGCATGTCCGGTACGTCCAGGGTCTTACGGGACATAATAGACCGTTCGGGCATGACCCCCGACTCGTACGGAAAAAGTTTCTCAAGACTTCCGTCAGGGAGCTCGATAGCAAGGACCTTTTTGCCCGGGTTCGGAGACAATCCAGGGTACAGAAACCTAAGCTTCGGATTTAATTTTAAAAGCCTGCTCTCGAGCTCGCTCGCGGTCATCGCCCGACCGAGCCTAGCGGGGGCGTTCGTCGGGTCCGTGCCCGGGTCGTCGAGATACATTGAGTTGATCGTTTCGAGATTTACCCAGGTACGAAAACGTTCTTCTTCTAACTCTCGCTTGAGACCCTCGACAGCTCGAGCGAGGGTATTTGAATCGTGTACTACCGGTGCCCTCTCGGACAGATTACTTTTCGTTGGTTTTGTTGCGAATAAAGACATCTAGCTTATTTTCAATCCTGGAAAGCCTATCAAGGATCAGATCATACGATCCCTCGAGACGAGAGATCCTGGACTCAACTTTTAGAGTAAAACCGAGAAGGGTCCCGGCAAGGACTAACAAGCTAGCGTATTTCATTAAAAGCTTTGCGACACCGTTCATACTTCCGGCTATGATCTGAAACCTGTATAGTTGCTGGTAATATCTACCCACGGAGAGTTCTGGTCCTTCCTGGCAAGGATCGTGTTGTTTGGATTCGGAGAAAACCACTCGAGATTATGGACAGTCTGCCAGGGATTAAGGTAAGAACTTAACTGTCCGGGGCCTATCGGGAAATTGGTGTCTTTTCCGTGAGAGTAATCAACAAAAAGTATTGTGTACTCGAATGGGTTCCCTGGCCAGTTAACGTTGTTTGGGAACTGTATCTCCGGAAAATCCATGACGAACGGGCTGGAGTCGATCTTAAATAACCTAGTGGGACCGGCAACGAAATTCCTGGACCGATCGTGGTAATGTACGACGTACCACGACTCGCTAGAATCGTATTCGTTAGAAAACGGGACAGTTTCTTGTTCTGGGTACTTACCCTCGACGATCGGAATAACGATCCTGTGCGGTGCCCGCAGTTCGGGCGATTGGCGAAAGCTCACTTGGGCCGGAAGTTCCGGTGCCCACCAGTTCCTGGGACCGACGTAATCGAAGACCGCGTACCCGTTGAAAGGCTGTCCGGTACCTGACCACGTGAGCTGCGTGATTCCTGTCGGTAAAACCAGTCTTGCTCGCTGTACCAACGGCATATTAGACCGGCTGTCCAGGCCGAAGGACGATCAGTTCGTCGATGTTAACCTTCGGGATTGTGAGGTAAAACCGTGTGTACACCATCCCGGGCTCCCATTCCATACCGATCGTAACGGCCTCGTCATTCTGTCCCAAAAGCCATCCGACCTCGTGGAGCTCGACAAGGTTTACGGCCTCGCTTACGTTTGTGGTATCACTGGAAAAGCACGCGTCACGCCAGCGTATATAAATCACCGGGGGAGAACCGGACGGGAGCTTAGCCTTAGGTTTACGTGCCCCCGAGGACTTTCGGTTCGCGGATCGCGTACGTGGCATCGTTCTCTGTTACATTTTACCGCGCCGGTCCGGGGATACACGATAAAAATAAACCCCCAGGGGGCTCTATGGTACCCCTGGGGGACTGAAGGAGTTCGGCCGTTAGGAACCGGTTGTCCTAACCGATCGTGCTCTCGGCATCGATCGTACGGTACCGGTAGGTACCGCCGATACCGGCCGGGCCGTCAAGGACGACTGTCGTGAAAACGAAGTTGTAAGAAACGACAGCCCCGATCTTGCCCTCCGGGTTAGCGACACTAAGCTCGCCAGGGATTACGTTAATTTTAAAGTTCTGTCGCTTCGGATCGACTACGTTCGATGGTCCGCGACCCTCGAGATCGACACAACCGATACCGGCATAACCGAAGACGTAAGTCCGGTACTTGACCGGATTACCGAAGAAGTAAACGTTCGTCGACTCGATGACCTTGCATCCAGCGACCGAAGTAACGACATCACGGTCACCGTACTTGACCAGCGGAGAATTTTTCGGGTCAGTGTATTTGAAGATATCCGCGAGACCGGCAGCGTCAGGATCGTTCACCAGGTCATAGGTCGCGAACGGGTGAGCAAAGACCAAGAACTGGTTGTCCTCGAACGGCTGGACGTCCAGTGCCTGGAGCTGGTGACGGGCGTTCCGGAGGTCAGAGACCCGAAGGTTCGTTGCGAGCGGGTTTAGGTTAGTCCCGGTACTCTCGGCATCAATAACGGCACGAGTAATCGTGTCGACCGAAAGTCCTGCCCGGTAGGCCAAGAGCTCGGCCGCGCTCGTCACGATCGGGTCGATCGCGGTATCCTTCAGGAGATCGGAGACTGTAATGAATGCCGTGTACTGCGAGACGGTCGCCTGGAGGACACGCGAGCTAAGGTTCAGGGAAGCCCCGGTCGTACCTTCGGTAGCCGCGCTCGTATCGGCCGCAAAATTGGTATACCGAAAGAACTGGACGGTCCGGCCGGACCGCTTCGGGAGCATATCATGGACCGCTGCCTGCCGAAAACGGAACTTTTTCATCAGGCGGTCGAGCCCTTTTTTGGAATAATAGACCGCCTGAAGGTGCGCTAATCCAGCGCTGCTGGTCAAATTCTGCGCATTAGGGAAGTCGGGCATAGTGTCAAATCCTTCGGATTTATATTAGCACACGGTATTCGGCACTAAGAACGAAAAAGGCTGTTAGTTATTGGCTTGTGATCCAAAATTACTGTTTGTTAGCTTGGTTCAAGCGAGCGAAGATCTGTTCGATCTGTTCTGGGGTCAAGGAATCTGCCACGGCCGCGATATCCGGGGGTACGTCGGCCGAGGACCTACCAAGGCTCGGTGGGCCCTGGGGCCGGAGATCGCGAGCTACGAGGTTCTTCAACTGCTCGGCCTGCTGGGCCTGCTGTGCCTGTAGGAATTGTCGGTACTGTTGTGGTCCAGGAAGTAGACCGCGTGCCTGGGCGATACCGTAAGCTGCCTCTAGGCCGGAGACAGTAAACGGTAAATTGTTCTCCTGACGGATATTTTCAAGGATAGCTACAGCCTCGTTCCCGCCAGGGAACTCCGGGTGGGCCGAACGGAACTGGTAGGCAGCGAGGATCCGGTCCTGCTCGGCGATCTTCGCGAGAGCGTTCCGCAATAGCTCTGCTGGTCGCTCAATATGCCCGCCAAAGAGACGGTAGCTGTCGACATAGTCTGCTGCGGCGACTGGGTCTTCCCGAAGGAGCTGAATATATTTGTCCTTACTGAACGGCTCAGGCTCGTCGGACGTAACGTACGAGCCTTTCTCAGTACCATCAGGTCCGGTGCCCTGAGACGACTCGGCGATCTTTTTCTGCAACTCGGCCATTTGTGCCTGATAGGCCGCAACAAGATTGGTCATAGCGAGCGAGAGCTCGTCAGGGCTGGAGAACGAGAACTCCTCGTTACCGAGCTTAATCTTAATCGGGCCTGGCTGGCCTGGCTGTTGTTCTTGCCCGGTGGTCTCGTTTTTTCTGACTTCTTCGATAATTTTAGTGAGGTCGTCCATATCTTCCTTCGGGGTTATTGTAACACGAAGTGTTACATTACCCTAGCTCGTCCTGGTCTAGATCGTCACTAGTACCAGATAACGTACTGTTACGAAGTAGGTTTTGCAAAATCTCGGTCTCGGCCTGGCTTGTAGGTACGTCCGGGACAAAACCTAGGGCGTTACGTACCCTCTCGGCCTCGTCCTGAACAGACTCCGGTAGACCACGGAGTCTGGAAATTACTGTACGGAGCGCACGCCAGTCCGCGACAGCCCGGCGCTCGCTAGGATCGCTATCAGCGAAATAGATCCGGTCCGCGGCATCGTCCAGGTCAGCCTGAAGGGCGTCCAAAAGGAGCTGGAACTCGGGCATGGTCCGCAAGCGGGCGAGACCGGAGATTTCTAGGAATGAGAGTTTCATAATTCTGGTGTGTTACCGGCCTCCTGTCCGGGCTCCGGTCCCTGGACGGTCTGGCGTGACTCGGCGGCCAGCTTAGACTTCAGGTACTCGAGGATAAGTTCTTGCTGGCGGGTAACGGCCGCGAGCTGGGCTTTCATGGCCTCGAGCTCTTGTTTGGCCCTAGTCTCGGCTAGTTTCATGTAATGTTCTTGAGCACGGGACTCGCGCTCGAGCCTGAGTTTCTCCTGGCCGTCGTTATCGTCCCGGTCCCCGGACATAATTCTCGCCTTCTGTAATTCTGTCTCGGCCTTCATCTGTCCCATCCGCAAGCGGGTATCCCGCTCAAGCTGGGCGATCTGGAGCTTTTCGGACATCTGTTGTTGCTGTGCGGCCTGGGCCCTAGAGGCCTGGTAAGCTTGGTATTCTTCTGGGGTCATGTCCCGGAAGAGACCGTATCGCCTGGAAGTCCCGGTGACGTCCTGGAATAGCTTAAGGAACTCTCCAGGATCGAACGTCTTACCGATTGAGGCGAGCTGTTCAAGGAACGGACCGTTGAAAACGAGCTGTGATATCATCGGGAACATCTGGGCAAGACGGTCCCGTGACGCGAGACGGTCGGCAGCCTCGATACGGAACTTCATAGGCTTACGGAACGACTCGGCAGAGATGTACCGGATATCGTTCGTAGGGTTCTCTGAGCCAGGGAACGCAAGTGCCGGGAGTACGTCCGTTACGATCGTGTGGTACTGGACGATCCGATAGAGCTTGTATAACATCGGGACCAGCATATGGTCCGTGATATTTGATACGATCTTGTGCAATCTAGATCCTGCCGCCTGTATCTGGGCCTGGATACCTCCAGCCGTACGGTTCGCGTTCGACGGGCGCATAACCCCCATAGCAGCAGAATTGGTCCCGGTCCTTCGCTCGGCCAGAGACTCGATGTATTGGACGTCTTGGAAAACGTTCGTCAGGACCATCTGGGGACTAAGCAAGGCGATGTCCTTCGGGTCGGAGACCTGGAAAACTGCCCCGGGACGCCATCGTTGCTGTGATGGGGTCGTGATTACCCCACGCCGTTGTGCCCTGGGGGGATGGAGAGCTAGGTTAATCTCGTCAAGACGCCCGTTGATCAGTCCCTCGATTACACGCTGGTTAGATTCTTGAACGTCAGCGATACCAAGACCGTACCAACGACCGAGGACATTGTAACAGGCGGCCGAGACGAACGGGATGAACCCGTACGGGTTCGTACCGATAAACGCGACATGCGTTCGTCCTAAGACCCAGATGATCCTCGATCGCGAGTAGTACACCAAGACCTCGACCTTGTTTTCTGCCGGGTTCGGGGAGCTAGTGTCGTGAGTATACGAAGTAACTCCCCTGAAGAATTCCTGGGTATTTTTCGTGTTATCAGCTACAGTCCAGGGTGTCGAAACCGAGAGGGTGTATAAGATCTCGTTCGGGGGAATATTCATCCTGGGATCGTTCCGGAGCTCCGCGAGCTCGTCAACGGTCATTAGACGGCGCCGAACGACACTCCGGCACCCGTCGATCCAGGGGACAGGACAGCCCGGGTCGATGTACATGTCCCGTAGATCGACCCACGATACTGTCGGGCGTCCACGGACCTCGTCCCACTCGAGAGCGAGGACCCCGTTACCGTAGAGTAAGACCGACTGGATCGCTAGCCCGATATCGGACCTGGCCGAGATTCCGTACGATCCGGAGTCTTGCTCGAGATAAAACAACAGGGCGTCCCTGACGTCCCGGGCCGCCTGGGCGTCGGCAGCAGATTCTGGAATGACCTCGAACCAGACAGGATCGTAGAAAAACGCCTGAATGATCTTCGGGAACGCGGTCTCGACCTGGTCGAAGACGAACGGGATACCCAAGGAAGACCTTGGGATATTCGTTCCGTCCCAGACAGTCTTAGGACGCCAGCCGAAGTACAGAAGGTCTGCTGTGTTCCATCGCTTGTCGAAGTTGTTGGTCCGGTACGACTCGTACTTCGACATCGTTTGAAGCACGAGCGATAGGGCCGCCGCAGAACTAAGCGGGTCGTCAGCCAAACGGAGAGGCTCGCCGGGGGCGTGGAGGTCGACAGTTTCGGTCTGTGGTAAGTTTACGACGTCCGGCACAGGGTTCTCGTGTTTATTGTAACGTCAGTAGCCGTCTACAGGCCCCCGGTGGAAGTAAGCCAGGGATCGATACCTGTCTCGTTCGTCCCGAACGGGTCCTCAGAGAACGGGTCCTCGGTCCCAAGGAACTTTCTCGTCCGTTCGTCACGAACGTGCTCGATCGTCGGTCTCGCGATCTCACGACCGAACCAGAGTTTATTTTGAAATAAGTCCGACAGGCTGTCGAGAATGTCGTCGGTACGCGATAGCGGGAACTGCTCGAGCTCCTTAAGTAAGTGAGACCAGACCCTGGAACGCTCGGTTTCGTCCTCGATACCAAGATCATCTAAGAACACCAGGTCCCCAGAAGTGTACCAGGGCTGGAGTGTGTTTATGATCCGCTCGATCTTTGATGTCCTCGTATCTCGCTGGATCAGCTCGATAGTCGGATAGAACCCGGTTAAGTCCATATGACGGCGTAGACCGGCCATGAGCCCCTTGACGAACGGGACTTTTTCCATCTTAATCGAGTTCAGGTACCTACGGTACTTAGAGGCGGTCGTCAGGATAACCTCAATGAGCTTGTCCGGCATGAACCTCCCGTGAACGATCTCAACGATGTAACACTTACCGTACCCGGACCAGGCACCGACAACGATAGAAGAATAGTTCGAGTTCTGGCTGTCCGACTCGGCTGTATCGACCGCGATATCGTAGTACGCGATCTTGATCTTGCGCTCGAAAATATCGCGAGTAACTTTCACGGGGTACTTGTCGTTAACCGGAAAGTACGAGGCACCAGAGACGGCAGGATTGTTTAGTTGCTGGCAAGCAAAGATATATGGATTCTGTCGCTCGAGCTGTTCTAGCGACTCGAGCGTGAACCTCGGGTTACCGGAAGAATCGTACGGCCACCAGGGGATACGTTTGCCGTTAGGGTCTAGTAAGAACGGTTTCTCTAGCTCGTCAGGAGTAAACTTCTGGCCGCCGGGTACATTACGCTTAAAACACGAACGTACGAAGAAGTTCCATGACCTACGTTCCTCGGGTACAGACTTCCATTCTGTCTCGAGAATAATCCCGTAGACGTCAGCAAAGTGGTACCTGGTCCCCTCGACATCGATCCAGTAGTTCGGTGAGACAAGTAGATTGTGCATCATGAAAAAGTTGTCCGCAATTACCCGGCACATATTCGGGTCCTTGGAGTTCTTCTGTTCAACGATGTCAGAGAATTTGATGACGTCGAAGTGATACCCTGCCGATCCCGTCTCGATACCGACGGCCATGACCGTAGGTTCCTTGCGGGTACAGGACTTCGGTCTCGCTTCGGTCGTAAACGCAGACTGGGTACCCCAGTCAAAGATCCTTTTCTGCGGGCAGTGCTCGGGGAAGAGCTGCCGGAACCGGGGGTTTCCTTGAAAGTGCCGTTTGATCTCTCCGAGGATCGACTCGGCCTTGTCGGCAGTGCTTTGGACGATAAGGATCGCGCAGTCAGGATAGTTTATGATCCACTGGATCACGTGCGCTTGGGCGTTAATTGTCGTTTTCAGGTGACCGCGTGCGTCAAGGATTAATAACCTGCGCTTGCCTTCGAGCTTAGGCATCGGTACAAGGGGAGTATAAACCCACTGACCGTTAACGAACTTATCGTGCTTCCAGCGCGTCTCACGGTCCGGAGGGGACGGGAACTTTTGCAAGCGGTCCAGAAGCCCTCCATGGACTTCTCGCGAGACGTCCTTGTACCCGAGGATCTCGTTGCAGAGAAATAATAGGTCAGTACGGGCACGCCAGCGGGCGATGTTAAGTTTTTCTAATACAGCCTGGTCGGGGGACCGTTTCACCGGAGGGTTCGTGCGGACACGATAACAATAGTCCGGTTTGCGGTTTGGTTTACGTCAGCACCGAGAGCGGTCATAGAACGTAGCCTAAACCACCTCAGTCCACGGGTTAGGACGGGGTCGATAACGACATAAGAGTTTGGGTCGACAGCCTGAGAAATAAACCCGTAGGTCCCACCGTACGGGCTTCCTTTGACGTTGTGAAAGTTCGTCCCGTCGCGAGTGACCTGAAAACCGATTACGGCACTATCCCAGCCAGAGGGCATGATCAGACCGATAAGGACTTCTCCGTGGTTTAGTCTGACCGTACTGGACACGGACTGTCCGGACGGGATAACGACTGTATGAAAACTGATCGGGCCCATATGGGTGTTTTATTTCTATTTTGATTTTACCGCTTTTTTAGGCTGCTGCTGCCAGCCTTCCAGTAAATTGACAATCCTTGCCCCACCCGGGCCGGTACGGTCGAGCAAATGCATGGCAAACCTCGGGTCCGTGTTTCCTACACCTCCGGTACGGGACCCTGTCCAAACGATCGCCTGAAGACTGACAGGATCTACCCCAAGAGCGCTCGCGGCCTTCTTGACAGCCTCATCAAACCGATCGTATAGACCGGGAGACCCGAGACTTTCGACACGACGTTCCCCGGTACCGACACGAAATACATGACGGTCGGCAACGATCTGTGGCTTCCAGCCTGGAGGAACTATCTTGGCGATATCGTCTAGATTACCTCCGGCGGCAATATTCCAGGCGAAATTGCCGATCTTGGTAGACTTGACCGGGTCGAATAGGTTTTCTAGAGGCTCGCCAGCGAGGACCAGGTACGCCCGTCTCATACCGGTGTCACCGAATTGATTTAGGGCAAAGGGCGCAATGTCCTTGTGATAAGCGTTGAGAACCTTGTGAGCGTCAGCTATGTTTCTTACCCAGCCCTGTCCTGGAGATGTCGATGCTATTATGGCAGCGATCTGTTTTATGTCGTATTTTCTGCTCGATTTTTTATTCGCGTACTCGCCTAACTGCTCGGCTATCTGGCGAGCGAGAGGATAGAACTTTCGTCCCTCGGCGATCTCTTCCGGGGACACTAGATTGTAGGCGTTGATATAGTTCCGAATCAGTGCCTCGTCGCTGATTGGACCGCCGTGTTCCGAGAACATAGATGCCAGAAGTTTAATTAGGCCAGGGCTCGGTTCGGTACTTGTTTTATTTTGGCCACGGACTAGGGCATTGAAGTCCTGTTCAGGAACAAGCTTTTTTGGAATCAGTTGTGTCCGAATAAACTCCACGGCATCTTTGGCTAAACGTTCTTTCTCTTCATCGCTCGGGGTATGCCGACCGGCCAATAGGGTAGAGGCCCAACGGTTGTAAATCTGGGACAGGCTCTCGACCGCCCGTTTAGTGGTCTCGCTTTTCTTGACCCTTTCTGCTAGTCTGACTAGTCTCTCTGCTTTAGGCATGCTCTGTCAGTTCCATTTTAATTGGTCGACAGCAGACGCGATTCGAACACGATTGCCATATTATCTATCGATCCGAAAGTCCAATTTAAATTGTTAACTGGGTTCTTTGGAGCGATCGACTGATAAGACCGGTAGTCTGTAGGAGATCCTGTTCCTTGGGACCAGTTAGCGCCATCTATCGGGAAAAAACTTGAGCCGTCGTAGACTTTGTGGGTAATGGCCCTAATTGTTGAGTCATTGACTTTATATCGGCTGTTTATCGCGATGCCGCGAATATTCGTCATGCCGAAGGTATCTAATTTGTCGGCAATTACATAATTAGTTCCGAGTATTTGGTCCGTAGTATAGCTCGAATCGTCGTCTGCTGTCGTGACTGCGGTATAGTTAGCATCGGCAAAGCCCTGAGAGCCTGCACGAAATCCTCTAACATCGAATTTGTGTATCTCGAAGTCTGGAATAGGGCCGTTCCAGTTATCGCCAGAACTGTCCGCAATAAATAAATCGTCTAAATGGTATGTAATCGGCCCGGGAACAAAACGAATATCTTTGACTGACGAATCGTTTCCGTACCTAGTATCGCCGTTTTGTTGTAAAATCTCGGATAGAGAGCCGTTTAAAACATATACGTATCCGACATCAAAAAAGCTAATTACAAGCGAAAGCCAGACCCAGCTGTTAAGAGGAAACACGTCAGAAGCGGTTGTACTAGAACCGTCCGCAAAAATAACAGCTAGGTCAGACCCGGATGAACCATAGAACCTAAACTCAAGATGAGAGTTTATTCCGTTAGACGAAACAAACTTTAAAAAAGTTGGTCCTCCCGAGCCATTGTTCGTGCGTTTAATCGCGAATGCAATAAAGATTGTTCCAAATAGCCCGGTAGACGAGATAAGCCTAAACTGTGCCGAGCCGGGGGATACGACTAAAGCCTTTGAATCGTGCCGTCCGTCGTTGGTTATGGAAAAGTTATCGGTATTCGAAGGGTCTAGGACTAAACGATTGTAAACGTAACTCTTGCCGGTATGGATAGTGGTACCGTCAACAAAATCGTCGAACCCTTCGGCAAGCCAAAGCACCGGACACTCAGAGAGCGATCGCGTAGAGGGTCTGGGCTGCCGGATTAATCGCGGAGGCG